GCTACTTGACGGGCCAGTCTCTAGACCGATCGTTCTACGGAAAATACTACGCACATTGATAAACTCAGCAGGAAGAGTATATGTATCTACATTCTTCTCAATGGTCATTAGAATGTAAGATTCTTCGGTAGCGGCTTGTGCCCTTTGACGATAGACCTTGATAGCGTAGTTATATGCTGCCTCATAATGTTGAGGGTCCAATTCTAAATCAATAATACCGTCGCCTAAACGAAATGCTATGTTTTTGAAAAGACCTTCTTTTAACTCATCTAGTGTTAAACCAGCTGGGGTAGAAAGAGGACTAGCGGTTGGATATGTTGACATAAGTGTTACCTAATAGTACTATTTATCAGGCAATTTATGTATTGGGAGATTTGCCCTTCATGAACCTCAGGAAAGGTATTTCAGTTTCATCTACAAGCCGTGTGCTACCATCAAGGTGAGTGTATCCGTGTTTTGATTCTTTTTCGCAAACTGGACACATCCACCTTTCCCCTAGATACAAGATTAACCAGACATGACAATCGTCACAACTAGGACGACCTAAACCCATTACAAGTCGCCGTCTTGTCGATTCTCGCTGTAAAATGCATCAAACTTGCCACCGGGATAGCGACTCTCTAATTTGCGTACATTCTCAGCAATCACTTCGTTAGGGTCTAGATTCAATGCACGACATGCATTGATCCAATACCACATAACATCACCTAGTTCTCGTTTCATATGGTAAACAGCATCTTCGGTTAGTGCTTTACCTTGAAAAAGAATCTTTTTGGGCACTTCGATAAATTCACCACTTTCTGCGGCTAATCCTAAACAGGCTGTGATTAGTAACGGGATGTTAACATCAGGTCCATGTTTCAATTCCCCATCAATCACTTCATAGTTAGCATCCAATCGGTCGCAGGTGTCTATGAATGCAGTCAAACTAACACTAGGGTTACTAGTGACTGCCGCTACAAACTCCTGATATTTATTTAAATCAATATTCATACATAATCCTTAAACATTTGTTTTCTACCTTCTTCGCCTAATGTGTTGTTAAAAATTTCATTTGTACGCTGTAGCATACAACAGGCTAACATTAGCATCTCATTCCTGTCATCAGTCAATTCAATTGACTTGTCGATCAGGACCATTAACTCATCCATTCGTACTTTTACATCTGGTTTGTTCATCTTAAAACGCCTTAAGTATAATCATTGACTCATTGAACCTTCCATTAGGTACTGCACCTACTGCTTTGATATCTTTGAAATACTTACGTGCAGCAGGCTTGCTACCCATTACCTCTTTGATTTGCTCACCCGGCTTGCGTAGTGTTTTCATCTCACTAGTGTTTGCATCGAAACCTAATAGTGTGTTACCCTTGACACTAAACACCTTGCTGTACTCGTCAGCAATATAGTGATGCAGTTTACGCTTACCTGTATCGTAAACCCATGCCTCACTTGCACCATGTAGTTTCGTAGGATGCACACTAACTAAATCAAGTTTACTAGCAACATCCTTGAACAACTTCAAGTATTTCAGTTTAGCAACAATCTTTTCTACAGGCACTGCCTTGCGTTTACGTGGAGCCTTGCTTGCTTTCTTGATGCTGATATAGCTATTCAAGTCACCTAATACACCGTCAATAAATTTGAGGATGTTGCGAATCTGAATCTTACCTAAGAACGCATAACCCTCTTTGAGAGACTCGTCACCGTCATTTAGTCGCTGGAATTCATCTTGCTTGCGTTTCCAGATTTCAACAATGATCGGGATATGTTGAGGCATGACATTGTATTTTGCAACAATGTCAACTGTCTTGTCGGACACCTTGCCTGTAGTCACAAAATCGTCAATCATACCTTCCATTTCACCTGCTGCATCACGTGCCTTTTCACGCAATACTTCCTGAATGTTGGGACGGGTAGATACCACTTCTTCTTTTACAATACTAGTTTGACTAGTTTTTACCTCAGTTTCTGTTAACGATTTTACTAATCGTCTAATATCATTTTGAAGGGTGAGTTCTTCATGCTCAGTCAATTCTAGCCCGCGCATAGTCATGCGTGATACCCAGCACAATGTCAGAAGGAATTCGCTTTCATGCACCTTTCTAAGTTGCTTGGCTTCATCCGTGCGCTTATTGTAGTCAAGATATTGACACAATAGTTCTTTTGCGTCTTTTTTACTATAGAACCGATTGTACCATGTGAAACTTCTAGCAAGCGCCGAGAATCGTTGTCCATCATCGGGCTGTACGGGGAAGACAGGTTCCTCTCCCATGTATTTTGTATCAGCATCACGTGGATTTAGTGCTTTAACAAAATGCTCGTCTGATTGCTTGCGTGTAGCCATAGAATACTCCAAAGTTTCAATTGAATACGTATTGTAGCACAGAAACCATTTATTGTCAACTGTTTGGGTAATACGCAGTCAAGTCTATTTACGATAAATAAGTGATAAAGTGAAATAACTATGCCTAGATTAAGCCTTTGGCGTCCCAATAAAACCAACGATTACAACTTTTTTGATAGAACAATATCAGAACAGTTTACCGCAGGTGCCACGGATTTGTATGTACATAAGTATATGGGACCTACAAATCAAGGACCGTCGATTGATGCCACTCAACCTGAATATGATATATTAGCCCCGACTAATATACAAGATTTATTATTTTTAGAAAACCGTGACAGAACATATGATCCAAATATCTATCGCTTACGTGGGCATTACAATGTACAAAATTTAGACTTTAATTTAAGTCAGTTTGGTTTGTTCCTCGATAATGATATCATATTCATCACTGTTCATTACAACGACATGATTGAATTAATAGGAAGAAAATTAATGGTAGGTGACGTAATTGAATTACCTCACTTACTTGATTACAATCCATTAAAAGAAACTATCCCGACTGCATTGAAACGATTCATGCAGATTACCGATGCTAACTATGCAAGTGAAGGATTTAGTCCAACCTGGTTCCCTCATTTATGGCGTATCAAGTGTGAACCATTGGTTGATAGTGAAGAATTTAGTCAGATATTAAGTGCACCAATAGATCAAGATACATATCTTGGACTATGGGATAAAGATAAAACTTATCCTGCAGGATATGTAATTACGTTTGGTGATAAAAATTACAAAGCCTTAGTTGATGTACCAGTTGGAATCACACCACCTGATCCTACATATTGGCAATTAGATACTGCTAGTAATCTTAAAGATATTCTTGCTACATATAACAAGAATATTTCAATCAATGATGCTGCATTAAGAGAAGCTGAAAGACTATTACCTAAGTCAGGTTACAATAATAATAACTTGTACATCGTTCCTACATACGGCGAGTACTCAAGTGATAATGTACCATCTAAAGCTATTAACAAACCTGCACCCCCTGTGGGTGTTAATACAGATTCAGCAGGTGCACCTGCTCCAACTGGTACTGTTATGATGATGCGTAATGCAAAATTTAAAAACGCTAGTCCAGTCATTAAGATTCCCAAATCCACAATAAAAAGTATTTGGGATCAAACTGCTGACATGGGCTATGAAAAGTTAAACACATTCAACACTGTTAATTTAGAAGTATTAACTCTTGCACCAGTTAGAACAGATACTAATTCAGGTCCTGTTAGCGGTGACAAAATATTAACAGTATATTCAATGGGTGAAATTACTGGCCCATATGGTACTGCTGATAATACATACGCTACTGCTGATGCTAACCCAGAAGCCCCTGGCTTTACTGGTACTATTAGTACACAAATGGATTGGCGTGCAGATTGTGATCCAGCATTTCAGTTCATTGCTCGTAGCAGCCCGCGCAGTTTTGGTTACACTACAGGATATATGGATGGAAATGGGGAAGCACCAAACGGATATCCAACAGGTGCAGGAATAAGTTTCCCGCAGAATCCGCAAGTAGGAGATTACTTCTTGCGTATTGATTACTTCCCCCAATTGCTATATCGTTGGGATGGAAAACTATGGGTGAGAATTTCTCAGAACATCAGAACACAAACAGGATTTAGTGAAGCTAATCAATCTCAATTGTCCGGCTTCATTAACAACCGTGCTGAAACAAAACTTACAAACGGAACATTTGTGCCTCAGCGTCAAGCATTGTCAACCATACTAGGATTGACACCAGACACATTACCACCAGTCACTTAAAGAGTATATAATGGCAGAATTTTTTTATGATAATCAGATACGCAGATTTTTAATTCAATTTGCAAAAATTTTTAGCAATTGGCAAGTTACTAAGGGCAAAGATCCAGCGGGTAATCCTATCATAGTTAGAGTACCTATTATGTATGGTGATAGCAGTAGACAAGCAGCTACTATCATTGCTAATAACAGTGCCAGTAATTTGCCAAGTGCTCCGTTGATAACATATTATATTACTGCACTAGAATACGATCAAAAACGAACACAGGACCCTACCTATGTGGATAAAGTATCAGTTAGACAAAGAGCATACAATAACGAAACTCAAAACTATGAAACTACACAAGGACAAGCATTTAACGTTGAAAGACTAATGCCAGTGCCATATACATTGAGACTTAGTGTAGATTTCTGGACAACTAACTATAATCAAAAACTAGAATTGATCGAACAATTAGGTACATTGTTTAATCCTGCATTAGAGATTCAAAGTACAGATAACTTTATTGATTGGACTAGTTTAAGTGTTGTATATCAAGATGGATTGACTTTTAGTAGTAGACAAATTCCACAAGGAACAGGAAATCCAATCGATGTAATGACATGGAAATTCTATATACCAATATGGTTAAGCACTGCTGCTAAACTCAAAAAGTTTGGTGTTATTGAGAAAATATTACAAAGTATATTTACTGCTACTGCCTTGTCTGATATACAGAATGATGATTTGTTAGTAGGCACCAGACAAAAAATCACCCCATATGGATACAAAATATTATTACTTGGTAATACACTACAGATATTACCTCAAGCAATTGCGTTTGACCCGAGTAATTTTAACTTAGAATTACCTGTCAATCCTAATACAGATGTATATTGGTCAAGTGTACTAAACGTATATGGGGCTATCAAGCCAGGCATAAGTCAAATTTGGTTAGAGAATCCATTCATGGACCATGAGATTGTAGGCAATATTGTACCTAATCCCAATGATGATAGATTATTAATCTATAACATTGATCCAGATACACTACCACAGAATACACTTGATCCTGTCGATGGCGTTATCAATCCT